TGGATGCGCCAGTTCAAGGGATTGGCCATGAACGAGATCGCAGGCTGTTCGCCGTGCCCAATGATGCGATTCCGCCACGGTTCGCGCTTGCTCACGATCTGCGCCCCTTCCAGAAGTCTTCGAGGACGCCGACGAATCGGCGCACGTCGTATCCCTGCCAATTGGGATGGTAGCCAAACTGAAAGATGCACGCGCCGTTGAGCACTACTGGGCGGGAGCGCCGGTAGTCGAGCCACCACGAGCACCACTTCGCAAATTGGTCGTCGTTGTATCCCGCCCAAGCAAAGCCGCCCGCGCCGGCTTCTACGCCCGTCTCGCCGCAGAAGTGGACTACGCTCTTGCTTGCCCCGCACTGCGTCCAGAACGAGGCGTCGCGCCCTTCGTACCATTCAGGCGCGACGATCTCCGCCTGCGCGGGAGGAGCGTCGGCGAATCGCTTGCCCTTCGTGTAGAGGTGCCATCCGATGCGGACGCGGCCGGCGTTCTGCTGTGCGAAGGCGTAGTAAGTTTCCTTGAATGTCTGCACGATCGCGGGATTCGTGATGTCAGGCGTGCCGTGCGAGAACTCGCCGATGACGAGCTTGCGCGAGGGGTTCTTCGCCCACATCGCGTTACAGAAAGCGCGCTCGTACTCAAAGCGGCGGCGAAGTTCGTCGGGCGTGCCGTAGCAAATCCAGTCGCACTCGTTCGCGCATGTCGTCCACATGTTGGACGGGATGTTGGCGAGACCGGCTCCCGCGTGATCGGCGAGCCACGACGGGTCGGGAGCATTCTGAAACCAGAAGCGCGCGGCGATGATGGCATCTGGGTATTGACGCGCCGCGGCTGCTGCGCCCATCAGGTTGTCCATGAACAGCACGCTGCGGCATCCGCGTGCGAGAGCGTCCATCCCAGCGTCTCCGTCGTTCAGGCACGAGACGCCCAGCAGGTATTTCGCGTGCTGCCAGTCCTGCACGGGCGTCGGAGGCTGCGGCTGCGGAGGCGTCGGCGTGTTCACGAATCGCCATCCATCGCCGCGCACCCAGCCATCACCGACGACGACGGAGCCGGCTGTGACGCTGACCTTGCCCCACGTGTAGCGTTCGGCCGTCGTTGTGCCCAGCACATCGAACAGCTGGCCGGGCTGAAGCCAATAACCGGTCAGCGTGCCCGACGACGTGCTCGGCGCGGATCGGACGCGGAATCGTTCGGTCGCGGTGATGAGAGCCTTTCCGGAAGTTTGTGCCATAGAAGTTTTCAGACGGACTCGATTCGGGATGGTGGACGACCATCGGCGCGCGGCTTGTTCCGCTGCGTTGAGCACGGCCTTCGTCGTAACGATGTTTGCCCCGCGATCGCCGCGATAGAGAGGGTCGTGGTAGACGGTGTCGGAAAGGCGAACGATCCAATGCGCGAAATCGCCGTTCACCTGGTATTTGCGCGGCAGCATCTTGTAATCAACAAGGCTGATGCACGGGAACGGCGCCGCCGTGTCTGCGACAAGGTCGATGCCGAGATACTCGCCCATGCGCACGAGGTCGCGCGCCGTGGTGCCGTCCTGTGCTGCGTCAAACCGCTTCGACAAGTCGGTCACGGTCGCGGCCGTGGCCAGCGCCGGATCAACGCTGCCGGTGAGCATCGCCACGCATGCCGGTCCGCAGTCATTGCCTCGCGGTGCGTTGTCCAGCTGGTTGACGTAGGGGATATCCATATCAGCACTCAACAGATCGCTTGCCACTGGCAAGAAATCCTTTCTGTGTAGACTCGAACTTCGAAGGCTCTTGAATCTGAGTGATGATTTCCCACCATTCGCAAGGTCCGATTGCGAGTCCACACGGCTTAACCGAGATGTGCTTGAAATCCTGCGTGAAGCCGCTATAGCACACTGCGACATGATCTGGCAGAGAATCCTCGTCGCACCCCTCACAGGTCAACTCGATAATTTTGATTTTCAATTCATCGCTGCGCTGCCAGTATTCTTCATCTGTTAGCGCATAAGTGGTATTCTTGCCGCAATAAAGATGCTTTCTGCGTTGATGAGCAAGCCCTATAGATGCATACAGCCTACGAGGGCGAATGATGCTATTTGGGAATTTCAATGCATAAAGTTTCATCAGGTATCATTCATTCGGTTCGAAAACTGACCGTATGGCATGCGCCGCGAAAGTGGCTAGGACCTACCGCCCCATCGTGGGCGGATTTTTTGTAGGGATTGTGATTCCAGCTTCAAGCGCGGCCTCAATCCACAGGCGCATAGCGTCCTCGATCATCGGGCCGACTTCCTCGAAGGTGTCGGATTCCGTCATGCATCCCGGGAGTTCTCGCACGCGCGCAAACCACACGGGCGCATCCCCGGACGCATCCTCATGCGCTTCGACGGTGTATCCCATCCGCAACATAGTCATCTAGTCCTCCCCGCGCATGCGATCGATTTCACGCGCGAGGCTGTCGAGCTGGGTTGAGATTCGGAGGATCGTCTGCGACATTTCGTCCAGCTTCGCCAGCACTTTTTCCTCTCTGCGCATCAGCCGCTCTTCTCTTTCCGCTGACGTCTTCAGCGTCCAGATGAGCAGCGCCGCGAACATCGCAGGCATGCCGCCGTTCGTGAGCAACGTCAGCATCTGCGTTTCAGCCATTGCTATCGGCTCCCTTGTTGATTCCGTGCGCGACCTGCTGCACGAGGATCGACGCCGCAGCAATGAGCATTTGGGCGTACGGCTCAATGCGCGCCGTGACGTCGGGCTGAGCGATGAGATAGTCTCGCGCCGCGATTGACAGCGCGCCGACGGCAACGGCGATTGACATTGCCACGAGCTGTTTCCCGTTCGGAGTCAACCGCTGGAATCCGCTCAATCGCTCCAGCACGAACGCGGACACGGCCGACACGCCAGCACCTGCAAGCCAAGCAAATAATTCAATCACCGACATATTCCCTCCCCCAGAATCCCGGCGTCGTTGCCGACGCCGGGTGCCCTCGACAGGATACGTACCCCGAGTCCGGGCCGTTCACAAAGCGACGCGTTTTGAGCGCGCCAGCTACGCGTAGTATATCCTCGGATGATTGCCGCCGTACAATGCGCGCGCATGCACCATACAGACATCATTGGGAAACGCGTCAACGTCTTGGACAAGGGATACATCGAACTGGTCGACTTCATGCCGCATCCGGCGTCGGGCGTCAGCGGTGATTTGGCGATCGTCAACGCCGCGCGTGTGTCGTTCATGGGCGAGAGCAAGGGCGACGAGAAGGACAAGAAGCTTCTCTTCTACCTGCTGCGCCATCGGCATACCAGCCCGTTCGAACAGGTCGAATTCAAGTTCCGCGTGCGTGCGCCGCTCGTGACGTGGTGGCAGTGGGTGCGTCATCGCATGTTCAACATGAACGCGCAAAGCGGTAGGTATACCGAGTTCGAGGAGAACGATTTCTACGTGCCGGATGTCTGGCGCAGGCAGTCGCCGTCGAACAAGCAGGCCAGCTTGGGCGAGGTGTCGGTGGAGGACGGGCACGCGCTCACCACGGCGCTGCTGGACCACTACGCACGCGGGTATGCGCTGTATGAGGACGCGATCGGCAAGGGCGTCGCGCGTGAGCTGGCGCGCGCCTTCCTGCCGGGCTTCTCGGTCTACTACACGTGGGTCGTGAAGGCCGACGCCCACAACCTGATGCACTTCCTGAAGCTGCGCATGGCCGAGGAAGCGCAGCACGAGATTCGCGTGTATGCGGAGGCGATCTACCGCGAGTTCTTCACGCCGCTCTTGCCGTGGACGGCTGAGGCTTTTGAGCAGTTCGTGCTATTCCGGTAGCGCCTGCTGCCGCGTCCAGTGCTCCAGCCGCGCTCGTGCGATCGCCGCGTATTCGGCTTCTCGTTCGACGCCGACGACGGTGTGCCATCCTGCGAGCGCGGCTCCGATGCACTCCGATCCACTGCCGGCGAACGGCACGAGGATGCGCGATTCGACGTGTGGCGGAGGGAGGATGAGCGTTGCGAGATATTGCGTAAGCGCAAGAGGCTTTACGGTCGGGTGATGATTGCGACGAGGAATGTCCTGTCGTGTATTGCTGATTACACGTCCAAGCCCACCTCCAGATTCATTGCCGAAAGCTGGAGGTCTTCCATCAAATCCATCCAGCCCCGCTTCTCTCTCGCGTCTCCCGGCCTTCGCGGCGTAAAAGAATCGCGCGGCATCTCCGAGGACGTCGGACGTCTCGTCGCTTCCGTCGTGAATGATGTTCGCTGGCCAGCGGCCGATTCTTGGTTCGGACGCCGGGAACGGCTTGCTCTTGTTGTATTTGATGCCATCGCCCAGCGTTTTGTGCGCCGACGTAAACACGACATCGGTCCCAACTTTTGCCCCGTCCACGTTGATCGCCCCGCATCCATGCGCGAGGCAGTTGCTGGCGACGGTGCCGATGAGCGGTTTGCGCGCGACGATGACCGGCTCCCACGCAGGCTTCAGCGCTGTGCCGTATCCCTGCCATGCGCGTGCGTCGTCGGTTGCGGGAGCGGTGATTAGTCCACTGCTTCGATCTTGGAACCATTCGGCGGCTGCAATCGCCCCGCTGTGAGGGCGATAGTTTGGATTTACACTCACCATCTCCCGCTCCGCTCCCGCCTCGCGGTCAATCGCCTTGCTCACGTCGTGCGATTTCGGGAAGCCGCTGCCATACATCCACCCGATGGTGTCGCGGATTTCGAAGCCGGCATCTTCGATGGCCACGGCGATGCGGTGAAACGTGCGCGTGCCGCCGAATGCGAGAAGATGCGCGCCGGGTGCGAGGAGCGATCCGATCGCGGCCCACGTCTCAGCGCGAAACGACACGCCGCGCGAGTCCCACGACTTGCCCATGAAGCCAAGCTCGTAAGGTGGATCGCACAGCACGGCGTGGAAGCGCGGCCCGCGGTAATGCGCCGCGAAGCGCAGGACATCTCCATTAACGATTCTGTTCACTTGTCTGCAATCCTCCACCGTGTGATTCTCCCCGTTTTGCGCGACGTGACGAGGCCGCGCTTCTCCATTTCCTTCAGCGCCTTCATTGCGCGCTCGTATGTCCAGCCTTTTTGCTCCGCGAACCACGTTGTGGCGAACTCGTCGTCACGCGGGATGTCCGCCCCGTATTCGTCGGCGATGGCGAGGAGCTTTGCGATGTCGAAACGCTCGACACGATCCGCTCCTGCATCGGCACGCTCCACATGAGTTTTTCCTTTTCCCATTCCCCCCTCTTGCTGATCGATATCAGCCACGTGCCGACCGAGAAATACTCGCGCCGGGTGACCCTGTGCGTGAACGCCGTCTTCAGCTGCCACGCTGGGACGACGGCTCCCCAGCACGTCGGGTAGGCGTCGCCGGTGTCGGCAAAACGATGCACGTGCCCTCGGAGCACGATGTGCGTATCCGGACGCTCCATCAGCATGGCCGCGGTTTCGCGGCGGATCGCGCCGCCGAACAACCGCGGATCGTCTCCGCCTCCGCCGACGTGATGGGCGACGTCGAAATGCACGCCGGCCACGTCTAGCAGCAGGTGATACCAGGCTGCCATGCCCGTGGACGGA